TGTTGTGGTTGATGATTACATGAAAGCCCGTGAGATTTGGTGGAACCGTAAAGTTTTTCTCTCTCACATTGAAGTCATAGATAAAAAACCTATAAAGGTAAAATCAAAGGGGTTCATGTGATAAAACATACTAACGAACCTGTGCCACTAGTGTTATCATTGGTGGCATGTTTTGTATTTGCCATTGGTATCATCGTGGCAGGATACATACATGGAAACATGCACTTACTAACCACATTAAAAAATGCTGCCAATCCTTAATTTTTTCTTTGCTGCGTTATTATGGGTTCAAGTTCCACAATGGAGTGATGACTGGTCAAATTGTGCCGTAGATGTTCCTGATACATCTTGTCATTG